ATGGCTACATTTAAATCAGTAATATACAAGCACCAAAAAAGAAATGATGGTACTTGGAACGTTAAAATAAGAGTAACTCACAAAAGAGAAGCTAAGTATATACCAACTTCTATCTTTGTGACAACTAATGATGTCACTAGGTCTCTGAACATAAAAAACAAAATAATAGAATTGGAAATAGATTCTATCATTTTCGAATACCGGTCCATTTGCAATAGACTAGGAACATCAATAGACAATCTTACTCCAGATGAACTTATTGAAATTCTTAAAAGAGGAGATAAGGAAGAATCCAACGATATCGATTTTATTGCTTTTAGCTTAAATCATATTGAAACAATAGAATCTAAAGGGACGGCCAGCAATTATAGAATAGCACTAAACTCTTTTATGCGGTTTTCAAAGAGGAAGAAGATCCTTTTTTCCGAGATAACATATAATCTACTTACCTCGTATGCGAAATACCTCATCAAGCAGAAAGAGAAAAGGAACAAAGAGGCTATTAAAAAAGGGGAAAGGGTAACCACTAATAGAGCATTGTCTTTATACACCGCTTGCTTGCGCCATTTGTACAACGAGGGTAAACTTTTCTATAACGATGAAGATCGCAACCGTTTGCCTATACCTTGGTCTCCTTTTTCGAAATTCAAAATACCGAGCGAAGAACCTACTAGAAAAAGAGCTCTTACGCCGGAACAAATAAGAGCTATCTTTGAACTTCCTGATAAAGAAATTAAAAATAAAAGAAAAACCATAACAGAGAATTGCAGACGAAATATTGCGCGAGATATTTTTATTTTATCTTTCTGTCTTATAGGCATGAACTCTGCTGACCTTTACCTCTGCGATGATATAGACGGAAAGACTATAAAGTATTACCGCGCTAAAACAAAATCAAGGAAGAAAGACCGGGCTGAATTGCATGTTGACATACAAAAGATTATAGAGCCTATTGTTGAGAAGTACAGAGATCGTGTAGGAAACAGGGTGTTTAACTTCTGCTACATGTACAGAGATACCCAAACCTTTAATGCGGCTTTAAACAAGGGCTTAAAGGAGATTGGAGATATCCTACAGATAGAAGACCTTGAGTTCTATGCAGCTAGGCATTCTTGGGCTACAATAGCTACAAATAATCTTAGAATCGATAAGTACGTAGTTCATGAAGCTCTAAACCATGCAAGCGATGAAATGAGAATTACGGATATCTATATTAAAAAGGACTTCTCCGGCATAAATGATGCGAATAAACAGGTACTTGAATATGTGTTTGGAGAAGATGCTAAAAACTTACATAGTTAAATAACGTTATATTCTTTATTACACACGCTATCATTTTAAAAAAAGATTATATATTTGTCACATCAGCAAGGTTGGAATTGAAATACTTTAATGTAACCGTGATTTTTCTTAAAAGGAAATCGCTACTAATCGCACCATCCTAAACTGTAGTAATACAGCATGGCCTTGTTGATCTTCAGTTTTACTAAAGATTGAGTGTCTGAAAATTCACTCTAAAATAAAGGGGAGCTTTTTGCTCCCCTTCTTTATTTAAAATTTATAGTGAAATCCAACTTCGTATGATTTGTCGTTTGGGGTATACTTAATCGAAGCGCCTACATCCTTTACATACACTCCTCCACCTAATCCCATCCCATTTATCGAATTAAATGAAGCGGTTACAAAAGGTGAAAACACACGTTTTCGCTCTACGGTTACCTCTTTATGTATAGGGTCGTAGCTGTAGTCGAAGTGCTTCACGCGGTTGTATTGCAGGGTTTCGTTTACAGTAAGCGTTCCAAGTGTATCGTTTTTAAAAATAGGTAACTTGTAAAACATTTCTGAACTGTATTCTTTAAACACTCGGTTCGTATCTACTACTTGTGTAATATACACACTGTCACCTTTTAGTCGAACCGTGTCGGGCCTAGTTGGCAATACAGGATTAGCAGTAACTTTCACTTCATAAGGTTCAGGAACCTTTATGCTATCGTGTATAGGTTCTCCTTTAAGGTACCTTACGCCCGAAATAGTGTCATTGTTCCACCTGCCAACCAAAAAGCCCACAGCGAGCAACACAATAGCTATTAGAATGTATTTCCAATTAAGTAGCTTCATCTTCCCCTCCTTCCTTTGTACGAGTTCCTGCAATTCCTGCAATTATAGCAGAGGCAAATGTAATGTATCCTAACGCGTTGGTAAACCATTCAGGAAGCGTGATACCCATACCCTGAAATGTGACCCAAGCCGTGGGTACAATAGCCGTTATTGTACCCGCAATATTCCGTATAGCTTTTGCCAGTCCGGGAGTGTCAGCCCTCCAGCGGCGAATAAGCTCATTAATTATTTTCTTCATATCACACTCTTGTGAAAAGTGAATGTTCCCAGTTCCGACGTTTCACCAAACCGTCCAATTTTTGTTTTCCTGCATATACATACTTTAGTAGGTCTTTTGCAGTTTGTTCATTGGATTGTCCGGCTCTAATTCTTGTAAACATCGGTGTATCTGCCCCCAAGTTAAAAGAAAAACTCACAAGTGCATCAAATTGACTCTGTGTGAACGTTCTATGTAGTGAATCTATAGCTTTCTCATAGATCAATAAATCGCCCTCAAGCAACACTTCTGCTTGCTTTTCACTTATGACTTGTCCGGGCTTTACGCCTTTAGTGTGGCCGTAACCAATCGTCCACACACCTGCAGGGCATTTATAGGCCTTTGACATAAACTTTTCGAAGCCTTTAATTCCTGCAATTCCTACTTTACTTGTTTTCATCTATTACCTCCATTTCTATTAATTATTATATTCTTGTTTAAGATACTCTTTAAGATACGGAATCTTAGATACCATTTTCATACTCAATACCCAATACAGGAATGCGAAAAGCCTGCCTAGTGTTGAGCCTTTAAATGCAACAGCTCCATTACGGGCTATATTAGTTCCGTAAAACCAACACGCTACCCAGCAGAACATAATTACAGCATATCTCGTTTCTTGCGGATTGCCCTGAAAAGAACCTACTCCATACATGAATAATATAAGCGCAAAAAAAGCAAGCGCCTCTATAAAGAAATGATATACCTTTTTTTTATTCCAACCCTCTCCAGTCCTTATCGCTGCTGCAAATCCAAACATGAAATTGAGTGTGAAAAGCATTGTCATCGCCAATATATTTAATTGTATCGGAGATATAAATGCTAGCATACTTGCGAAGAATACTTTCAAATACGCGTATAGTTCATCTGCTTTTTCTTCCATACCTTTAAAAAATTATGTCCACTGCCCGGACTTAGAAGTTAAATAATAATTTGTTCCGCTATATACTTCAGCATTGAAGTCATTCGGATTTTCTATAATCCAAATAAGCTCCCCGCCATCTGTCAGCGCTAAATCCTTCCGCCAAAATGCCCACAGGTGCAATACTGATACGCGAAGAAGTCTTATCTCAAGTATTTGATTTCCGGAAGCTAAAGAATTCGCATAGAAAGACTTCTGTCCCTCAACCTCAGAATTCTTAACCATGACCTTTATATTATAGCCTTGGAAGTCTTCGTTGGCATCATACACACCTGAGTTAACTATCGTGCATTTAACGCCATCAAAAGCTTGTGTGGTTGGTAGACAAAGCGTACTCCCCTCGCTGTAGCTACTTCCGACTGTCAAGTTGAAATCATCATCACCTGTAAGGTAATAGAACCCGCTTGTAACAGCTTCGTTAACCGAAAATAGGCGTGTATGAGTAGTGTTACGAAGAAGCCCTGAGAATGTCCCGTTTGTCGCGTTAACAGTTCCGCTTATATTAGCATCTTTAGCTTCCAACTTACCCGTTTCAGCAGAGAGTCGGGTCATGACCTCACCCTCGTTTACACCGATGATATCACTCTTTCCCGTTTCGATTACCCCAGTGCCCATACCGAAGCCGGTTAGCTTACCGGTTGTTTCATTCTTGGTACCGAAAAAAGCTTTAGGAGAAACAACCTTAGTACCATCTATCAAGGTGGCGTTAGTGTCCCATTCTACCAACCATGGAAGCAGGTTTGCATCTTTGCCATCAGCACCGGATGCGCCAGTATCTCCCTTTATCTTGATTGGATTCCCCCATGTTCCGGAAGTAGAAGAAGCAGCTACCTTTTGGCTCATCCATACATCTGAAGATGTTGCGGACGTATGCCACCCGTTAAGCGTTCCATTTCCGGTAGGTACAGCAGGCTCTGTGGCGATTGCGTTATACGTAATAAAAACAGAAAGGCCATCTGTACCGTTAGTACCATCAGCCCCATCGCTACCATCAGCTACCATTAATGCCCAAGCAGTGCCTGTATAGATATAAACAAGTCCATTATCCGTATCTCGATATGCCCAATTCTTGACTGGAGATGCAGGAGCGGAAGATAGGTCACCTTTCCATACAATGCTTAAACCATCTGCGCCATTAGTACCATTAACACCGGCTGCACCGTCAATAGTCATCTGATACCAAGTTCCATCTCGATATGTATAACTCTTTTTGTCGGTTGTATTTCTATATGCCCAACCATCAGAAGGGCTACTTGGATGAACAGAGAAATCACCTTTCCATACAATAGATGTTCCATCTGTGCCATCTGACCCGTCTACACCCGCAGCCCCGTTGGTACCGTTCGTTCCATTAGTGCCGTCAGCTCCATACTTTGCCCATACGGCAGGTGCGGAAAATGTTCCCCAAGTGCCATTGTTTTTTTTGCGTACAGATACCCATTCGTAGGGTAATATAGACGTAACTCCAGTAGGATTATCAGTCCATCCAGTCGGCACTTCATCATCTGATGTTCCAGTGGCTACAGGAGTAGATGGCGATGTGTTGGTAGCAGTTCCTTTATAGACATATTCAAAGCCATCTCCATCTTGTCCTTTCTCTCCCCATTTTGCCCATAGTACTGCCGTTGAATAGATTCCCCAAGTTCCATTCTTCTTATATCTTACACAGACGTATTCATACATGGAAGTCGAAGTAACGCCTGTTGGGTGATCCGTCCACCCGGTAGGAATATTTCCATCTGTATTAACGGATGTTGGTGTTGTGGGCGCTGTGGCAGAAGTTGAAGATTTGTATATAAATTCAACATCGGTTCCGTCAGTACCATTTTGACCATCAGAACCTGTAATACACACGGGAGCCGTCCAGTATGTATTATCAGCTTTTTTGACGATAACACCTGACCCGTCAAATTCAGCTTGAATCATCCATATATAAATGAATGTGGTTGATGTTGAAGGCGTATAGCTCCATTTATTATTCGCTCCGGGGTCATCGTTAGGGTTAGTCACCAATCCTTGGCCGAATTCAGGTGATTGCTCATAACTATCACTAGCATAGAACATCCACTTAAATGTATGTCCTGCTATTCCTGTTGCTCCGGTAGCGCCAACTGCACCAGAGTCTCCTTTTTCTCCTTTTAAATTAGTTTGTGTTTCGGTAGAAAGATTGTTCCATGTGAGTACAACATTACTAGCCAATGTACATTCATACTTGGCCGTTGTTGCGTTATACGCCCACGAAATAGCACCACCCGCAATAAAGCCGCTTTTATCTGCCTTAAAATTTACAGCATCCTGAGCAAAAGAAGCTGATCCGTCAGGGTTTATTTGATACATGACAGTACCTGTATCGTTAACTCCTTTTATTAGTCCGTTTACACAATAGAATCCTTTCAGCCCATCCGTTCCGGGTATATCTCCGCCAATTCTTATCTTAACACATCCATCCCAATTTTTAGAATTAATTCCAAACATAACGTCAATAGCAGGTTGGCCATCTTCATCTGCATGTAGGTAGATTGCCGATTGTCTTGCCGTATTAACCGAATTACCGAACTGAACAATATCATCACCAACTTCAGGAATAGAATCGGTAAACTGATCTTGTAATATCTGAATAGCAGTTCCCTCAATATTCGCAATTTGTACGTGATACATTTTTTGCGAGGTACCTGAAAAAGTCTGGCAACGTACAAAATCATTAACGATAAAAGATTGATCTTTATCGTCAAGAGTGATTGAATAGTACGGATCACTATCTTCTGGAGTGATCAACTCTACAGTAGCAATCGTTCCAAATGCTTGAGTAATTCCTAATGCACCTTTAATAGCTCTAATTTTAGATATTAGTAATTCAAAAATAGTCATCTGACCTCGAACCGTAAGGGCATCCACCTCAAGCTTCCATTTGCCCGAAGTGTACTCCCATAATTTCCATCCGTAGCCCGCGAATCCGGAGAGGAAACGCTCTACATATTTAGTTCCACTTTTTATGCTCGAAAATAAGCTTTTGCCGTGAAATCCTGTATTGTAAAATTCTGCCATAGTTAGATATTATTACGATACGAATTCTAGTTCGCACATGTTATATCCTACATAAAGTGCACCGGTTGTATTACCTTGACACCTTACCGTAAGTGTTCCATCTGTGATGGTTACCGCCATATCTGCACAGAATTTTGTTGCGGTATCCTGTGTTTGTCCGTCCTGGAACGTAAGCGGATATGCTGTACCATTTACGTAGATAGTTCCTGTTGTCATATTATTACCTCCTGAATATCTATTAAGGAAGAACCTAATCTTATAATTTCCATTTGGTAAACCTGTCATTCCGCCTGCTGCCATGTATGGAGAAGATGCATTAGTATTGCCGTAGCAAACCATTCCTAAACTCGTTTGAGTACTAACAGCAGTCCAATAAGCATAAGGTATATTTGCAATAATTGCAGTAGCAAGAGTGCTCTTATTATCAGAGTTATATTGCTTGGTAGGACTTACTGGAGTTGCTCCCAATGCTGTCGCCAACGCTGCCCTAGACATGCTCGTTGCCCTTGCCGTATTGGTCGTGTCAACCAGACTTCTTGTTAGATCGAATTCGAAGTTCAAGTTCACATAATCGCCATTCGTTGGAGAAGCAACCTTCTGAGTTGCGTTATTATCATAGCTCGCTTGCAGAAGCATCTTCCAACCGGAAGAAGCTGCAACGCAAGTCATATCGGCTGTATCGGTAAGTGCTGAATTAGCATTCGATGTAGCGGTTATAGTCACACTTCCTGCTGCAATGAATGTTACAAGTCCGGAACTAGATACAGTAGCAATAGCGGAATTAGAGGTGCTCCATAAAACGCTCTTATCTGTTGCATTAGAAGGAAGTACAGTCGTTGCTAATTGCAACGTACCTCCCGCGTTATAACTAGCTGCAATGGTTGTAGTAATCTCTACGGAAGAAGTAGCGACAACGGGTGTTACCGCAACAACAGAGAATGTATCTGTAAGTGATGTATTTCCATTCGCTGTAGCGGTTATCGTTGCATTTCCTGCGCCTACGATAGTGACTAATCCTGTATTAGAGACGGTTGCGATCGCTGTATTGGAAGATAGCCAAGACACGGTGCTGTCGGTTGCGTTTGACGGTGTGATCGATACTGCCAATTGTACCGTATCTCCTACATTGTAACTAGATGCAGGCGTATTAGTTATATCGATTGCAGTAGGTGCAATAACAGAAGTAGCTGCTATTCCCGTAAATGCAACCGAATCCGTGATGGCAGAACTATATGAAGAGGTCAATGTGATCGTTACAGACCCTTCGCCGACTACGGTTACTAATCCGGCTGATGACACAGTAGCTATTGCCGTGTTAGAAGAAGACCAAGATACATTCTTATTACCCGCGTTCGAAGGAGTTACAGAACTTGTTAAATTGAATGTAGAACCAACTGTTTTTTGAGTCGACGCATAAGTAGCCTTATTCGTAATTAATACGGCCGTAACTGCAATCTCACTAATAGTCACACTCACCGTATCAACGATCGTATTGCTATAGCTTGAGGTAACGGTAATAGTTGTAGTGCCGTATGCGAGAATCGTCATCACTCCCGCGGATGTAATTGTAGCAACGCTCGTATTACTTGAGGAATATGTGTATCCCTTATTTGTCGCATTCGTTGGAGTGAATGCGGTCGTAAATGTGAATGTACCGCCAATAGCCAATGTGCCGACTGATGTCTTATTGGCAATAGAAATACCCGTAAGTGCTATTGCAGCAGCAGAGATACTTCCTAGATTAGTTGCGAAAATGCAATCTGATAGTAATATATATTTTCCCATTATAATGTACTTATTATGTTATTATAATATGTTTGTAAACTCGGTTTAAGTTGGCTTACGAAATAAGTCAAGTCGGCTAAATAAGTAGTCCGCACATAACTCGTAGAAGTAGCCCGTACACGTTCGATAATAGTATCGATAGTCGTTAATATGCGACTATCACCGTACAGATTAATAATTCCCTTAGAAGTAGATGAGGTCACATTAATTAGCTTTTTGTCATAGGAAGAATCAGGAAATGAGACTACACTGTTAGCTGTTAAATTTGCCTTCAATGTGGTTTCCATGAATTCAAGGGCATTACCGTTGGCATCAGCAGTTGGCATATATACCTTAACATGAAAAGTATCTCCCAACTTATACACTCTAATTTTAGAATACTTCTTAATGCGATAGTAGTCGAAGAATTCCAGTTGTGAAGGAACCCACATTACATCAGTTCCTGCTTTTCCATGCGAAGTAGCGAAATCACGCAGCATAGTAATCTTAGCATCTACCGCATCATGCGTTCCGACTACCATGTATTTTCTATTCTCCTTTCCTGCAACAGCAAGTTCGGTTGTAAAGTCGCTTACAAATGTAGAAAAAGCGGTATCAAACCAGTTGCGGCCGATTGAATTTACATAAAATTGAGCTGCATAGGCCGAATTGTATGGAGGCCTGTCTATGTTGTTATACTCAGAAGTCGATCCGGTAAACCATTTAATGTATGGTTGTAACGAGTTGTATGCATCACTAGCAAGCCAGTACGACAAGCTATTTTGTGGACTTCCTTTTGTGTAGCAACTGAACTTCTTAAACAATCGTGCCGCATGGCCATACCCTGCTGTATCTCCATCAGGTATAGCGTGCATGCGACATCCGGGCAATCCGAAGAATTTGTATAGAGTATCGTCCATCTCGAATCCTGCGGGCATAGAGGTATAACTTCCCTTCGTAACCTGAGGTAGCGTAAATGTAGTACCTAGATAGCTAATTGCCGCACTGCTATTTTCATTACAGTTGTGGCTAGATAGCGAATTTCCATACATGTACATCTCTTTATAATTCGTGTAATGGCAGTTCATTGACCCACCATACAAAGTTGTATCAGAAGATGCCATTAAACAACGCGGAACACTATTATACACCGATTGCGGCATGAATATAGCAGTAAACTTGTACCTCTTATCTAATCCGCATCCGTCTGTAAATAAAGGTATGGCATAGCTAACAGTAGATAGTCCTTTCCCCTTTATCGTAGTTAGGTTACCGCTAAGCCATTGGCTCTGTGTATAGATATTGCCATTACTAGTCGCTGCGAGTTCCCTCCCATTAAACAGGGCAAAAAATCTATCGTAAGCATCCGAGCTATTATCATCGATGCTGACTGTCATTGCAATTTCCTTGTCGAATTTTAAAGGAGCGATCGACAGTCCTAGTGCATCTACGTCCGCTATGGAACTATCCGTTATAGAGAATTCTAATCCTACGTAGTCCGCACCATCATCGGTTTTAACGTATCGCAATGTAATTTCAATAGTTACGGCCGTGGATATCGTTTCTGCGGGAGTGAGCACAAATTGCAGACCTCCTGCCGTGTTAGTTACTTTTGTTTTAGTGAATGGATTATTATAAACAATCTCATCCGAGTTGCTTTTCACAGTGATGTTATGTAGAATTACATACTTTTGATAGTCAATGTAATCAAGGAAGCTAAATACCTGTGTGATATCAGTTCCTGCCGTAATTGATGCCGCAGATATAGAAACTTTCTGCTCATAAACTGGGAGATATGTCACCACGCCAGAAAGCAAATACTTATACTTCCCGATTACATTTTCTCCGGTTGAATCAACTATCATTCCTGCCGAATCTAATCCTAAAAGTGATTTAAAATGATCTGAAACTAATGCAGCATCAAATCCCTCATCTTCGGAATATTGCATGCCTATATTTCCAGTATTATCTGCTACACAGAATACTTTTTTAGAAGTGTTTACAAGTTCATCGGCGGGGAATTCAGCTTCTATTTGCAATTTTAGAGCAGTTAATTGCTCTGTTAATGTATCACGAACGGGTGTCTGTGTAACCCATATTGTGCCATTCCAATATATAACCTGCCCCTGCGTTGCGGAAACACCAAATACGGTTCCTGTCTTCACAACAAGGTAGCAATCATTTGCAGTCGGGCTAGTTGGTGCGTATTCACTAGTACTAGCTAAACCTTTAGCTAGTTTAGACTCATCGAATACTGGTAGCCACGCCTTAAACATAGTGTATGTAAGGCTATCGGTATATTGTTTGTTTGATCCGTGTAGTTTATCTGCAGGGTCAGGAATATAAGGGCTCTGATCGTACGTAATTACCCCTCGTACGGTTTTATCTCCTTCCAACGGAAGAAAATTATTGTCAACATATTTTTTATTTGTATAGGAATTTTCATCATCTGGTTCATTCTCACAATAAGCTCCGACAGAAAATGTTTTAGCTCCATCAATCGTTTCAATACCGGTTTTGTGAACTGCGTTAGAATCGTTAGAAGATACTGTTTGTGATAGAGCTGTTATTTTAGTATTATAATCATTCTCCAATGTGGTACGAAGGGTATTCATAAGTCCCACAAGAGTATCCTGATCAGTAATTGAAGTTAGAAAAGTCTCAATCTCACGGAATGTATCAATTGCATTACTTAAGCTTGTTCCAACAAGTGCATCCAAACGATTCTGAACTACCGCTATTGCAGCATCAATCTGATCAGAAGTATACTCGGTACAATTACTTAATTTCTCATATAATTCTGCTGTTAAGTCATGTGTAGAAAGCCCTTTCCCTACAATGGCATTTACCTTATTAGCCACCGTAGTAGTTAAAGAAGTAAGAGATGAATCTGTCCCATTTATAAATTCTATAATCTGCATTAGCTCAGCAGCAGAGAAAGAATCACCGGTTTGTTTTGATATGGTTATTGCCATAATTATGATAGTATTAATGGTAATGTGTATGGAAATTTATTATTAGTGATAACTTGGCCGGATCCGAATATAGAGCACGGAACAAATATCATTTTTTGAAGTACCGTATGCCACACAGGAACTAGCATGTTAGCAATATCAGTTGCAATGTCTGCTTGAGATGGTATAACAGCCCATTGTGTGCCGTCAAAGCCAAGTATTGACCCGGCACTTGCATTATCTGCTTCATCACTTACATTTTCTAATCCGCCAATAGTAGTTGAAAATTCAGAGGCATCGACTTCTATAATTTCGCTTTCCTCTCCTTCAATTATTCCATTTCCTGCGCCTTCTGTGGAGGTGGAATAAGCTGTTAAGCCTTTTCTGAAAGTAATTCTTTCGGCAGCCGTATCTTCTTTGATTTTTGAAAGAGCATTTTGCTCTACCCATGCGGGGGTAGCTATGCTTTTATCGTCAAGAGGTACGTCTGTATCTGAATCGGAGCTTCTTTTTACTGCTGTTATGTCTTTTTCTCCTAATGCTATACCTTTTTCAAAAGTTATCTTTTCAGAGGCAGTGTCTGCTTCTGTTTTTTTTAGAAACTGCTTGTTAGCACGAAGTGAAGAATAAACATTACTATCAGTTGGGGCTTTTGTGTCGGTTGACTTTATAACACTAATAGATGATCCGTTTGATGAGGTAGAAACCCCACCGGATGAAGTGTTAGAGCCACTATACTTTAAAGCCTCAATATCATCTTCTGTTTCAGATATCCATGAATATTTTGGACTTTCTCCAATCGTGTATGTGATAGAAGAACCGTCTAGCTGTTTTTCAAAACCATAAATGCGACTTTCTCTTATCTCTGTTAGATAAGTTGGTGCTTCTAGCTGTACAATATTACCAAGGGGGAGAAAAAGAGTTCTATTTTCAGGTGAAAGGTTAAGCTCTTCAGACATCTGATATTCGTTTACCTTACACTCGTATGTGTTTGGGTCTATCTTTGTTTTATTAGCATATTTTATAGTGGCTACCTTCAACTCATTTTCCGCTTGCGAAACAAGGCTGTTATCGACATAACTTGTATCAAATCCATAAACTATGAATTCATCCCCCTCGACAGGCTTCATAGTATCGCAAGGTAGATTTATCCCCCATTCATCATCGCGCACAATCTCAAAGACGTTGTATGATGATTGCCCGTTTATATCTCCCGCAGAATATAAAGTAACTTCAAAGGATTTTCCATTCAGTTGGCCGCTAGTCATTTCGATGGAAAGCGTTTCCCCTGATAAGATATAATCTTTTGTAAAATCGGCAAGTGCATTGCTGTGTAATTGATACGCTAAAAAAGTACCCACAGTAGTAGTTCCGTCCGATTCAGTAGTTTCTAATTTACGCGCTTTCGTATCTAATTTATCTACCTTACAAACGGTACGCGGATAAATATCTTCAAAAATAACTATATCATCAATAACATCTTCTGTAGAAAGATTATCTTCCGTATCAATATATCCACCCGTAGAAGATGGAAGATGAAGACGTGTAGTTACCACGCTTTCTATATAGGAATCGTTTGTGCCGGCACTGAAATAGATGCTTGGCACATGTCTTAGAACAATGCCATTCAATGCTGTAAATCTGTTACCTACTTCAACGTCAACATCAACAGCTGATTGGTAATTCTCATAACTATAATCCGTTATAAACTTAAATTCTCCTTCATCTGTAGTTAATGTTCCATCTGTTGAAATATAGTAAACAGCCCGGCAGGCTTTCCCTGTGTTTTTGCCATTTAGAAATAAGATGTCTATGTACGCCATTGACTTGTCGGAAGAAACATCCGAAAAGCATTTCACGCCTAGAATCTCGCTACCCACATTTACACCATGTACCAACCCACCCGCAATGCCGTTTATGGACCCTATAGTAAACGTTAGTGTTTTGCCATAGTAGGAAGTTATATTTTTTGTAGAGCCAAATGCGTATATACGGGTCGCATACGCAGAGCTACTGTCATTGCGAGTTATGGTTGATAGGTTATCACCCTCTTTTAGTAAAACAGACTCTCCTACTTCATATTTACCAAGATGAAGTACGCTACCCTCAAACCACCATTCGCATTCCCACGCCTCTGCTATGTTGTTTAGAGCGTTAATGATGTTAGTAGCATCGTATGACAAGTATTTCGCTTCTGTGCCTACTACGGTTTCATCTATCACGTAGGAATATGGTATTCCCCCATATTTATATCCTAAGGCGGATATGTTAGATATCACTATATCTAAATGTCTAGATGCTTTTGCTGTTAAACTCCATTCTTTTTCGTGACCTGCAGAACGATCATAGAATAGTATCTTATGCTTAAACTTCCAATAAGGGGCATCAAATCTTAATTCATAATCATAGCCTCCGGTAGTTTTGTTGTATGTAGGATGCTGCTTGTCTATAATTTCAAACACACCAAATGCAATTCCCTGCGCATCGTATTCTTCACCAACTAATTCAATGTAACTACCGCGTTTGAAATTAATCACAGAAGATGTTGTAAACTTAATAGTTACATATTCTTCGGACATTATGGTAGCCTTATATATACTTCCGCTATTAGCGATAGTAGATATAATGACGTTACCGGATATGTCTTTGATGGTTACCATAGTACAAAGTTCGCATAATAAAAAGGGAAGTCCGAATTTTCAGACACCCCCTTTTACACATCATCTTGTTTGTGGTAAATTAACTCCTATTAGACGGATTAGGTTCGTTAAACTTCACCGAAATCTTACAAAAAGTTCTTCTTGTATTAAGAGCGAAACTCGCACAACTAAGATACGTCAGACGATATTTCTCTTCCAATTCTGGAACTTCTATTTCTACGTTTCCTCCGTACAATATAGATTCGAAAGCTTTCTTTCTAGATTTATATTCAGCAGTCGTACTTCCCTCTATATGGAATGTTAATGTCAACGCTCTTTCGTCAACCTGAGGATTATTATGAGAAACCTGCTTACCCGGCATAAGCCTTGATTTATTCTCTATAAATTCTTTCAATGGTGCTAAAGAGTCGATATCGTTCAAAAAGTTATCTCCCATCTTAACACCTAAAGTAGACGCATCTACTCCATTAATTAGCATTTCAATCATAATTTGCTCGTATTAGTTTTAATATCCTTTAAAAATTCATTGCTTGCAACAAGCTGTTTTACTGTATTAGCTGTATTAAGACTTATCTCTCGAAGTTCTAGAAAAGAATTAACTGCAATCGTCCTAGTTTCATCCGCAATATTGCAATGAGCAGTTGATACGGTTAAAACAGAGTTTAGAAGATCGGTTTGCTTTACGTTCTGATCTTTTATTTCCTCACCAGACATCTGCAATGCTGCAAATCGACCGTTCAACTCATCTGTGCTTTCTTGACTGGCTGATGCAAATCCTCCCGAAGTAGAAGACTGTGTTGAACTACTGTCAATTCCGGCAGCAGAAAGTAAATCGTCCCTTTCTTGTACAGCGGCCTGAACAATTGCGGTGTATTCCTCATTAAGCGAAGTTATTTCGTCAGCCGTTAGCTTATCGTTGCTCGCAGTGTATTCAGCGAACTTCTTATACCACGCTTTCAATTTGTCTTCGTATGTATTTGTCATCATCATTCTGATGATAGCATTTCGCATATCTTCTTCGAAGTTTTTCGCAAAGTCTGATGAATCACTACTCATATCCTGAAGCAGGCTTTCAAAACTATCATAAGTCGAATCAAAGGAAATACCTGTTAATGCTTCATTTAGGGTATCATCTAGATCGCTTAACTGGTCTTTTGTATCTATGATTTTTTGTAGATAGGTTTGCAAAGAGCTATCTAGTGAAGACCACCAAACATACGAGTTCTGTTGAAGCTTTAGAAGATTATCTGCTGACAAATTAATAACATCGTTGATATTATTAAGTCTGAATCCCATCTTCTCACTTAGCTCATTCCAGTCCGTATTTTTGTTGATATGATAAGCGTAGGAGTGAGACTTCCAACTCGATCCGGCCTTTGCCGTTTCATTGGCCATATTACGAGCTGATTGAATTTCTTGTTTAATTAGTTCGATAGACTTCTGTGCGGATTCTACAGCCTCAGAGCCACTCTGCTTTTCAAGTAACTCGGTTTGCTTATCTAACAGATTTGATATTACGGTTGTAAGAGCTTCATAGGAATCTATTAGCTTTTGAGAAACAACTTTTTCACTTCCACCAAGAGCAGAACCTATAACGCTTGCAAACCCGCTCAATACTTTAGCACTGCCTGTAATTATAGACATGGGCTTAGTGAAGTCTATTTCAGCTAATCCATCAGCGACTTTACCATATCCCGCTATAATGCCTGACACTTGATCAGATGTTTCTATTCCCAAATCATTTAGGCCACTCAAGATATCTTGTCCTGCTTCGGCTGTGGCTTTCATATTACTACCTAAATTATTAACAGTCTTATTAAGAGCGGCCTTTGAAACAGCCTGATCTTTTTGCGCATCAGTAAGTGCCTTGGTGGCCTTTCTCTGCTCTTCGGTATCACCTGTCCCGCTTTCTTGCAACTTGTTTAGGGCCTTTTGCGCGGTAGCTACTTTTTCGCATGACGCTTTGTAATCGTCGTACGCCTTGCCTACTGCCGTAATTGCAGGAGCTCTGGAAATGTCTTCTTTCTCTAGATTCTTAAAAGCATCTGACAGTTGCTTGAAGTCGGTCTCACTGATTTTACCCTGCACCAACTTCAAATACTCTTGAATCTTCGTCTTTAGCTCACCGATACTCTTTGTAGATATCTTATCCAAGTCTCCAAAGACATCTTCAAAGTTTATGCTCTTTTTGAACTGCTCTGTACTTACGGCACTCAACTCATTGTTCTTGCTTTTATTAGCTTCTCCTATAGATGCATCTATCTTTGCGTTTACAACAGGATCGCTTCCTTTCTTTGAATTAAGATCAGCTATCTTATCATCATACTTCTTTGAAATTGCTTCTTTTTGAGCTTCGTAGTTCATAAACTCGGCAAGCATATTTTTAAGAAGATCTTTTTCAGCTTTTTCTTTGTATGTATTCGCAGAATCAGTATAGCCCTGAAGCACTTTCTTTTGATCTTCAGTGAGATTGTTTTCAGTGCTTGTAGGAGTGAATGCAAGACCTTTTTCTTTTGCCTTAGGGTTCTTATTCTCCCATTCTAGCTTTTCTTTTGCTTGAAGCTGTTTTACCATCTCATCCCTACGAGATGTGTTCGCAGTTATAAGCTTTTGGTAGTTTAATGCAATTTGAGCTTCTTCTTTCTGAGCACCATTCTCCATAGCATCAATATGCGATTGCTCAATCTCATTTTCAGATTGAGCCACTGACTTAGATATAGCCTCTGTGTACTCATTTATCTTTATTTGTCTATCTGCTATCTCTGCCTTTTGCTCATTAGCCTCTTTGGCTGCTCTTGCCGCCTTAGACGCTGCACTTTTGGCATCTTTAGAGGAGACACCGCCCCCTTTTTCGTATTTTTCTTTGGCGGTCTTGTAATCTTCGTCATATTGCTTGTACAACTTATCATATTCTTCTTTTGAATAGGTGTTTTTGCTCTTTACGAAGTTATCAAGCTTGCTTTTGGCGGCTTCCATAGCCTTACGGTTATCTTCTACCCACTGGTTAGCTGTTTTCTTTGGGGTATCACGTGCGTTTTTCTCTAAAGTAAGGGTGTTTAGTTGCGATTCTAATTCGTCCTTTGTATAAGTCCCCTGTGCGCCACCGATAGATACCTTTCCGTATTTTTTGCCACCACTACCCATGTTTGCCAAAAGACGTTTACGAGTTTCAATCTCTGATTTTAATCTGGAGTTTGAGATACCTGTTAAGTTAGTAAGATATTCCTCTGTATTGCTGTTTGCTATTTTTTTTGTGTATAGCTTTCTTTTTTCTTTAAGTACAGCTATTTGGTCGTCAATACCTTTACTGTATGCGGCGGGAGAAACCATTGGATTTGAAGACCCGCTAGCTTTCTCTTTTTGAAGTTGAGATATCTTATTATCAATATATGTTACTTTATCGGTAGCATTATTTTGTGTTTTTTTTCTATCCGATTCATTTATTTGATTCTTTATTTTCAGTATGTCACGAAGCATATCTGCCTCAGTCTTATACTTTGCAAAAATAGATGGATATGCATCTCTTAATTTAATAAGGGCTATTTTTCGATCTTGTGTACTTAGAACTTCGTTTGATGCAGTGGATATAAGTGCCTCTATTTTGTTTTTATGTTCTTCCTCTGCCTGATTCAACTTATCCATCTCTTCATTGAAGCTCTTTTGTGCTTTTTCTGCTGCGGTGGTAGAATCATACATAGCCCATGCGGCAGTAGCAAGTACGCCAAGGGCTACGGCAGCTGCTACATAAGGATTGCTAAGCATAGTAGTGTTTAGAAGAGCTTGAGCCTTTCTAAGGAGAATTATTCTATCTCTCAAGAACATTGTAGCAATGGAGTGTCCCGCTTCTGCATTAGAAGCTAATACAACGGCAACTCTGTACGCTCCGTATGTACCTATCAATCCAATGAGAACCTTACCGACTTCTTCGTAGTTGTCTACTATGGATTTAGCACCTTGAATAGACATCATGATAATACCCTCTGAATTCTTACCTAAGCTGTTGAAAGCATTATCGGTCGAATCTTGTAACATTGAGAGCTGTCCTGATATGGTCTTACTGCCATTCTCAGCCATTTTGTAGAATCTGCCACCCTCACTAGTGGCATCGATGAATGCTTGCTGAACCATCTCTGTGGAGATAGCACCTTTCTCCATCTCCTTTTTAAGGTCCGCAATAGACTTACCTGTTTTTTGGGCAATAATCTGCAATGGATTGAACCCGGCATTTATCATTTGGTTTAAGTCCTGTCCCATCAACTTACCCGCTGCCGATGATTGAGAGAATGCAAGGGTGAGAGAATTGAATTTTTGCGAATCTCCCATAGAGACATCGCCAAGTGCTTGAAGGAACTTAGGTACTTTCTCTACTTCAAGATTAAAGCCAAGCATCATTTGTGTGGCTGCCGTAAGATCACTAACAGTCAATGGAGATATAGCCGCATAAGCTTTTACCTGTGTGAGCAACTTATCGGATTTCTCTTTGCTGCCAAGCATGGTCTCTATGGCCATGTCCATTCGTTGGAACTCTGCACGGGTGTCAATGAGTTTATTCTTGAATTCATTCAACAAAGCCAATCCGCCAATAGAGGCCATCATCTGTTTAAATGAAATTGCCATTCCACCGTTGGCAACAACTACTCCTTTTGATTCATTTTTGAACAACGCATATTCATCCTTAAGACCCTTTACAGATAGTCTAGCCGATGCCTGTTGCTGTTGTAGATCAAAGAGTGCAGTCTTTTCTTCTATGAGGACTTTCTTTGCTGAATTAAGCTCTAGCAAAGAATTCCCTTTCCCCGCATTATACGTGGACATAGAACGGTATGCGTTACTTAAATTCCTTACGTCCGATTCTACTTGCTTGATGACTGATTTCTGATCAATCATCTTTTGAGTAAGTTCATTAACCGAAATAGAGCTTTGATATATCTTCTGCTTTAGATTGGTTTCAACTGCTACACCCGCACTTGCAGCCTCTGTAATGAAAGACCGCATAGACGTTTGGGCAGTTGATAGGCTTGCCGACAATGATTTAGCCAAATCGGGCTGCTTGTTAGCATCAATGCTTGCCATTTCTGCTTTTAACTTGGAGATTTCATCTCTCAGGCGCTGTACTTTATCGAAGTCAGCCTCTACCTTGAAATATAGTTTTGCCATTTACTTTACCTGTTTTCGTTTAAGCATTTCACGCCCCGACATTTCTACGACATCGTCAGAATCATCACTCACAATCCTCATTTTGTCACACTGCATCAGTATCAGTCTCCTGTAAGGAATAACTTCTAGCACCTCTGTATAAGTCAAATGAAGGTCTTCTATGAAGGAAGCTATTTGACCCTCAAGTGTATTATTTCCGCTTACTTTTGTTTTGCCGCCATCTCGGCTAGATCCTTTGCTAAGATGGCACAGTCGAAAAAATCACCGCCCTTTATAAAATCAGTTACAGAAATCATAGACTTTTTTAACTCGAAGCCGGTGCAACTGGAAATATTTTTTGCTATTGATATTGATTTAGCTTCCCAGTCTTCCACGTCACCGGCTATTAATTTGGAAAGCCCGTCAATTATATAGCTTGAATTTTCTTCAAGTCCACTGAGTGACTGCAATAGCGTTGCTTGATCTTCTGCATCTACACCAGAAAAGCTTTTAATTGCCCTGCATAATACTTTTATGGTAGGAGGCCATATCGTGTATGGCTTACCTGCTAATATTACTGTTAGAAAGTCTTCATCTATTATCGATGAAGAAATAAGTCGTGCTGCTTGATTCATATCTTTTTATTCTAAAATAGGGCTGGACAGAAATTCCACCCAACCCTATCTACATTAATAAAGCACTAAAAATTACGCCCCTGCCTGTGTAACAGGAACAATAGCAGTCTTACCATCTGCAATAACAGTTACGTTTGCCATTCTAGATTCAGAATTAGCATTTGCAGATACCTTGACAGTAACAACCTTTCCGCTCTTAGTGACAGTAAGCCACTCAGAGTTGCTTGGAGCTGATGCATAAGAAACACTAGCTGTTGAATTTGCTGTGATAGTTTTACCTGTAGCGTCAGCTGCGGCAGTGAATGCAAGAGATGTAGGTGATACATCTAATACCAATGCAGACAAGTTTAATCCTTGTACATCGATCCAAAGCTCGTCCTTGAAATCTCCCTCTAGAGGCATAGCGTTAAGACCAATGCCGACAGCTTTATCAGCATCTTTGCCATTGCCAACTATAACAGCTTTCGGGAATACGATGCAAATATTGTCTTTCGTAATTGCAAAGACTGATTTATACCGTACTTCGGTAGGATCACCTGCCTCCCAAGCTGAGCCGTCTGAAGCAGCAGTACCACCTTGTAGGGCGGCCTTTGTTTCAAAGTCATACTCTCCGATGGTGAATTTGATGGTTTTATCACCACCCTCAACCTCTACTCTGTATGCCACTCCAGTTAATTGATTCTTATACTTTGTCAGACTAGGGTCTGCCTCTTCGTAAGAATAAGAATCTTGGTGCATGTTTTTTACCTCTGTTCCGGCTTGAATAAGAGAAACAATATTCGCTTTCGTTGGATATACAGTGATAAGATCGCTGTAGAAAAATTTGTCAATCTTGACAGCGCTAAATTTTCGTCCCATAATAATTTATTTTTTTGTATTTAAAACTTCGAATAATAATTTTACATTTACATAGTGACACTTTAAAGCAGTGTCAGCTTCACGACCAATAGAAGAAATACCATAGCAATATGTAGTACCATCGTATGAGCTTACCACATCATCCAAAATAGATTGAGCTTGTCTTTCAAGCTCTCCTAGACGGATAGAATTAGCGGAAGTATCACTTAAATTTGGTACGCATAAGTTTACCTCTACAAAATCTTTCTTCCAGTATGTACCGGGTTGCTGATTCTTGGCGTGAATGACAATTTTTTCAGCTGTAATCTCACCCGTAAGAGTTTCTCCATCGGGGATTATATCAATGCCGAAAGCCTCGCAATCACGGTAAATGATATTGGCTATGTCGCTACTTACTATCATTCGAATTCTTCTTTTAATCTTGTTTCAGCATGTAAAGCTGCACTACCTAAAACATCAAATCCTTTGGATTCCACGAATGAAGCATATTCCGCTTCGTTCTTAAGCAATACCCCGTCTTTTGAAACCTCTGAATCGTTCGACTGTCTCAAAGTACCTGTATGGTCTTGGTAATTACCATTCTCCTTAGCATACTCGACTGATTCCTCTGCTATCTCACGCTCTTTTTCAAGAACACGCGACATTTCGGCATCAAACCAAGGATCTACATCGGAAAAGTCAGAACCTACGCCCATATCTCTGAGTAATTAAAGTAATTAGTACGCTTAACGGTGTAAACAGTTCCCTGTCCTCTTACCGTATCACCGTCCATGCACCTAATTTCATCGCCCGCTTTCAGGGAAACTTCTTTCTCACATACAACATGATAATTAGGCCTGTAAACAGTGCCATTTTCAGAGGTAAACTCCTTTGTAGTATTATCATCACACCGACACGCACATACTGTCATCCAACTGTTACTGTCCGTTCCGGGAATAGGTCTGCCGAATGCATCCGTTTCATTACCGGAAGCAACCTTAACTTGCAATATGTGAGGTGTGTAAATCATAGAAATGTAACCTTAGGTTTATCGCTTAGATTATCTTTCAACCCGTACTCCTTACACTTCATTGAGTAGAAGTCTTTGATGCCTTGAATATTCCAAGACATAGAGAAACCGCTCTCAGATATGGAAGTAGCTCGAAGAAGTAAGTTAGGAATGAACTTAACGATATTGTAGTTAACAATTTCTTTGTTTTCATCCGTAACCTCATCTTCTAGATTGGTAGAAATGTCCAAAAGGTCAGCCTCCGACAATTGAATGCCGAAGGACTGAAACTTCTGTTTTATGTAGTCAGCAATGATCATGCGTTCATTGTAGAAAGGTCAAAATTCACAATATCAGTAGGATTACTGATTTGAGGAATCCATTCTGCGGTGTACTCGAGATAACGTCCGTTTTTATCTCTACCCTGAGAAACCAACATATCACCATCAGTTTTGTTGTAAGTACGTCCGGGGATAGGATCAGTAAACTCATAAGGAGTATGGAAGCGCATATAACCAATATTGTCTTGCTGTAGCAAGGTAATACGGTTGTCAGCATAAACAGCCTGATTTGTGCCAGTCTGTTCTTTTACGTAATCCTCTTTGATCTCAATAGCAGGAAGACCTATTCCGGTAAATACCTCACTTGCCATCTGCGATGTAACAACACCGGCGCCAAGATAGAATTGATTTGAGCCCATAATCATTTTGAACTTATCTCCGAACTCGCCTGAGCCAATGACGTTCTTAATGAAAGTAGCACGTGTCATAATCATTTTTGAGAAAACGCCATGGTCAGCTTTCAGTGAATTCATCTGCTCTTGCAGGTAAGTAATGAAATTGCTCTTAACATCAGCAGCAGGAGTGATAAATTTAAACGGAAGATCGATATCCAAAACATCTGGAGTATTCACATCTGTTCTGTTATCTTTGTTCTTCACAGTAGCAGAGCCAGTCATCAACAAACTTCCTACAATCAAGTCCATACGCTTATGAGCAGCCAAAAGAATTTGACGGAAGTCGTCATAGATGAAAGTTATGATATCATTCAAAGC